ACTAACCAATCTCTATCTGCTAAATCTGGGGGCGCTGGGAATGTAATTTGTATTCCTGTTGGCTCTGAGTGTATGAAAAGGAATCGTGAGCAGAATCCATTTCCAATAGCTTCTGGTGGAATTGCCATAGAAAAGTTTTGCTGGGTGTTTGCGCTTAGAATATTTACAGTGGGTTTGTATATGTAAACGGATTTGCCGTGTAGCTTTGGGTGTCTGTATTCATCCATGTTATCCCAAAGCTTAGTAAGTCTTGTGACAAAAGGCAAGTCTCCCTGTCCGATGAAGTCATTGAATTCTTCTGCGATGACATATGTTTCCGTGGGATTATCATCGACCAGTGTTTCTATATCTAAATCCACCAGTTCGGTGTTCTTCCTGCCCATATCTGCGAGAAACATTTCTTTCGACACCGCATCCGCAGCGAAGGTATCGTAACCTGCGAGACGGAGGAGTTTTCTCCCGGGATTGATAGCTGTACCTTTTCTGGCGCCAGCTGATCCCATAAGCATGATATACTGATTCGGATAGATTTCGGATGTCCCGAAAGGAAGCCATACCTTCCTACCCAATAAAGCCCCGATGATGGATAAGGCAGTCCATCTATGGTAGATAGGGGGAGCTTCACTCTCCCCGATGTATCTGAAATATCTCGTGAAGAAATCTTCTGTATCAATCTTTCTGCTCCTCATGCATGTTCATGTTTAACCTCCTTTTTTCATGTTACCCCAATTAACACCTGATTTGTAATCCACTGGAATCCTGAGAGTCCGTCCGTGGATTACGACTGGATTGTTAAAGCACTCAATGGCTTCCTTCCTGATATCTTCCCTTCCTTTCCTGTATTGGAATGGCGCACTGTCATGGATCTGTGCTTTCATGCGGAAATCCCCCGGTTCCCGTTTTTGCAGTTGCCACTGTTTCCACCATCCAATGTTAAGAATTGACACAGATAAATTCTGTGGCCCGTGTGCTACTGCACTAGCGAAAATCTGGTGCTTTTTCTGGATGTCGCCAAAGAAATATCTGGTATGCCCTAGAGGACTTTTCAACATGTGCGTACTGGAGATTTCATTTTTTACTTCTGCATACCATTGCCGGATTCTTGCAAATGGCATATGGTATTTATTGAGGAGCATCGTGGCAAAACCCTTCAATGTGATTTGTCCTGCTAGTGGCCCTATCTTAATTCCAAGGGTTGAGGCTGCGTACATAAGGTTATCCACTCCTGCATTTTGGATGAATGTTTCTGCACCCATCATGTAGTTAGTACCATGCACAATCCTCTTGAGGACGAGGTTCCTAAATTCCGTCGTTACTTCCTCATATGGAATCTCAAAGAACAGAGTTCCAAGGGTTTTGTAGAAGTCCCGGCCCGGCGTTTCTAATGCCTCAATCAGTTTCTCATCCTGTGCCAGGTAAGCTGTACATCTGGCTTCGCTCTGAGAATTATCAGGCTCACAAAGAATAAAACCCTCGTCAGCAACGAGCATTTCTTTAGCATATGCCGGAATATTCTGTGCCTGCGTTCCACACCAGAAGGAGGATTTCTGGGCGCTCATTCTACCTGTATCAGTTCCGAACGGGTTGATGTTGTAAAGCAGCCGTCCGCTTCTTTGCACAAAATCGAAGTACGTTCCAATTGCTTTCTGTGCTTCTTTGTATTTCAGGATCCTACTCGTGATGGCATGCAGAATAGGATGCTGCTCTCCTACGGCAGAAAGATTTTTCTCATCTGTTCCCCTTTCTATTCTTGTTTTCCTTTTGTTGGCGTCCTTCTTGAATCCGATGCGTGGGTCTTTCGCCCCCAGTATATCATAAATATAGAACTGTACCTGGCGATAGCTTCCTGGGTTAAATCCTGTGGGTTTCTTTGCATGGATATCCCCAACATCATCAACCATGATCTGCAACTCAGATAGCATTTGCTCAAGGACTTTTACTCGTTCCTGACGCAGTTCTTCTCTTTTATCATTGTCAATGAGGAACCCCTCGAATCCACAGTATAATGAAGGATAGACCAGTTTGAATTGGGACGCATAATTGCGTCGAGCATAAGCGGGGAGATGTTTAAGATAGTGCAGACAAACCCGCAGGGTGTTGAATGTATCCTTTGCATTGTACTCCCAATACTTATTAATGTCCTTGCTAGCTGAGGCTTCTTTAGCTTGTGGCTTCCACTGATAGAAATCTGGAAGGGTAACAGAAGCTACAAAGTCAAGGGATTTTGGAAGGGAACTATACTGTGCGTGCGTCATAGCTAACGTATCGAGGCAAAAATTTCTTGGCCAAGCATGATAAACGATACTATGAATGCAGTCATACATTCCATTATGCATTACCTTCGGAGTATTTGTCGCGTTAGCCTCACGTAAAAACGACAGGGCCAGGCCAAAATCCGAATCATTGTGCCAATGTCTCTGCATGAAGTTATAGAACGGCAATACGAATGTTTCGATCCGTCCCTGCGGGGTAAAACACGAATATGAAGCACAGGTAATGATTGTCTCCCCGCCTTCCACTGCATCAGATTCTTCATCAGTATCACCCGTTTGTACCTTTCCCTCTTTTGAGATAGTTACAGTCTCGATGTCGTAAGCTACTACGACTGCGTTCCTGATTTCTTCTAGTGCATCCTGGAATTTATCCGTAGACTCCAGCACCTCGAATGTAAAGTTCTTTGTCTCCTTACAACCAAGGCGTTTGAACTTCTCAAGGTCTGTTTGCAGGATAAACTTCCCATGATCTACTGTGTGAACTTGTGCGAGGGAATTTCCTACGATAACAGGAATCGAGTAATCAAGACGGGATCCACGATACAAATCTAGGGTGGCGTTCTTCGCTGGAACCAATCCTTTCAGTGTGGATTCGTTGCAAAGGAAGATTCCTTGACATCCCCTACTTTTTGCCTTTGTTACCAGCTCGGAAATAGATAGGGTGGATGTCGTTACTTCGGCCGCATATCCACAATTCCGCACATAGTATTGCAGAACTGGAAGATATGCGGCCTCATGAGCCATATAGTTTATCAGGATTTTCATTTATGTTTAATTGAACCTTTTGATGTCTTTATAGACACGCTGGTAGGAATCTTTAGGGTATCTGAAGGTGAGAGGAACTCCTCCAGAATAGGAGATTTCCAATTGGGCGACAGGCAAACCTGAAAGGACACGACGAATTCGTTTGCAGCGTTTTGCGTTCATGGCTTTTCTTTAGGAAGATTGTTTATCATTGCATAAAGTTGGATTTTAATATTCAGTAATTCAGTTAGGCGCCCTTTTATAGTATCTCCTCTGCAACCAAATGCCTCCATCAACTCGTATTTTTGTATCTCAGCTGCAACAGAGGGTTCTACCCTTCTGAGTAGTTGCCCTAACTCATATCTCTCCTGTTTCCAAACATTCATTAATTCCCCCGTGTTACGAGGTTTCGGCGGACCCTCGACAATTGCTGATACGTCTCCTGTCCAATAGAAAGTTAGAACTCCCTCCGCGATGTTATAATTATGAGTCAGAGTTCCGTTAGTTACGAATAAAGCTCGTGTAACATCAGCAAGTCTGGCTGGGATTCCTGCTTTCCTCAATTTGCTTAGGATACCTCCCTCCCTAAACTTACCTTGATCCAGGAAGAACGATTCTGAAACTTCCACAGTGATGGTGGTTTTTTCCATTATGTGTTTCCTCGTGAAAATGGGAGAACCCCCTGATAAGATTCTCCCTGTTCCTACTTAATTATTCTACTGCTTCACCTTGCGGAATGACCCGCAGCTTCAGGCTAGTACGCTTTTCTCCATCCCTACCTTTGTAAGAGGAATAAGAAATCCTGCCGCAGAATTCCAGCTCACTTTCCAGCATTTCGAAAATGGTTCCAAGAGTAACTCCGTTGAGATCCTCAACTCCTGCGATCTTTTTGACTTCCCGCTTGAACATTCCCAGGCCATCCTTTGTTCCTTGGAAACGGACAGTGAAAAGACTACCATTGGGAACAGGAGGCTCGTCACTGGAAACCAGTTCCCGTGTTTCCACGACTGCAATGGTAATTTGAATACTTTGAGATTCAGTACCATCGTCATTCTCAAACTTGGTGATCTTTCCGCCTTTGGTAACAAGGTCGTAATCTCCAGCCGGGGGTTGAATAAAATCAGGAGCCTCTTGAATGTGATCAAGAGAATCATCCATCATGGATTCTAGATCGAGGAGGGTTGCTTGGGTCTTAGCCATTTTATTTGCTCACTTTCTTAGTTGGTTGGGTTTTGGTTTTCTTGCCGGGACGAGGTGTAACGTTGAAGGGTTGTTCCTCTTTCTTAGTCGGTTGATTCATTCTTGGGTGCCTTTATAATTCCACCGTGAATAAGGATGGCTTTCATATCGAGGGTTGCACTCTTTTCGATCTCAATATTAAGCCGGGATTTCGTCTGTACGTTTGGTCTATATGTAGTTGATGAGCCTCCTTTATGTTTGCTGCCTGAAATTTCAAGCTGGACAATGGTTCCAAAGTATTTCCCGACCATAGTGGAAAACGTTTTGGTTCCAATCATTGGGTATTGCTTTGTGCGGACTAGCTGCTTGTTCGGTCCGGTTCCTGTATATTCCTCGTCATAGAGGACGTGGGTTAATACAACGAAGTTGGTGTGCCTTCCTACTTGGACAACCTGAAGAATGGATTTCAACCAGTTATTCACTGTTCCCCATTCTTGGATCTGTAAAATTGCGTCCTCTGGCTGTCCCTTGAGAAGGGCATTTACTCCGCAATCTGTTAGCTGACTTCCACTATCTAAGATTACGAGGTCATTGTGTGTCAGCTTTGTAAGGTTGAACTGCTGGAATGCCGCTTTTTCTTGTATGCACTTTACACAGTTCATCTTCCCGTGTGCTTCACAGATTGGGACATCC